TTGGTACATATTCATTCTTACTTCTTTCGGCATCGTGCCACATTCTATAAAAATGATTCATACCCCTTGGGGTAGAAACAATAATTACTTTTGATTTTTGACCAGAAGAAATAGTAGGATAAACAGATGCAAAGAAGTCATCAGCAATGTGATTCGGGATGAAGGCGAACTCGTCAAGAAAGATGACATTATAGGATCCACCTCGGACAGCACTTGAAGACGTAGAGTTTGCTGAAATCTTTGATCCATTTTCTAATTCTAAAGAACCTTTATTCCAACTAATTATACCTTGTTGCATCCATCTAGGCAAATTTTCATAAGCAAGTTGTAATCTTCCAAGTAAATCTCTTGCAGTAGATGCTTTGTTTGCTAGTATTGCAACATTAACATTATCATTAAAAACTGCATAGTGTAACAGATATGATACGCAAGTGGTAGATTTACCAGTCTGTCTAGGCATCTTACAGATGTTAAATCTTGCCTCATGGAAATTGGTAATTAATTTTTCCTGAAAAGGATACATATCAAAAGGTACAAGACCTTCATCAATAGAAACAATTTTTATATGTTTCCTTGCAAAATAAACTGGATCTTCCTTACATTTAAGGAATTCAACAATTTGATCTTCAGTAAATTCTATAGGCGTATTTGCCTTTTTTAGGTTGGGGTTACCTAAGTATACACTATCATCCATAATAATTCAAAAAGTTATTTTTTATTTTTTATATGCTTTTTCGCTGCGTCTTTTAATCTTTGAACCTTATCTTCAGATGATATGTTTTTCTCACCTTTTCTTAAAGCATCCATATCTTTATCAAATGGTTCATTCTTTACTCTATCCTTTATTTGTCTTGAACGAACATTAAGTTCCCTATCTGTATCATCTTTGGGATTTTTAGTCCAATCAGTAGGTCCAGAAGAACCTGGTATCCCAAGCAAATCCTTGAGAAGTCTTTCACCTCCTTTAGCAGCAGCATATGCTCCCCCAATTTTTAGAAGAGTTTTTGCTCCAGCACCGATTAATGGAACGGCTATTGCTGCTTCTTTAAATTGTTGAAATGTTTTCATTTTAGTTTTCTAGTTCCTGTTCAAGTGGTGTTAATATGCCCTTTTTAGATTTAGTGGTTTTTTTCATTCTTGGAGCAATAACATTACCGTGCCTATCAACCCATGTACTATTCACACCTACCCATTTTGTTGCTCCTTTTGATTTTGCAGTCTTAGAAGTCTCCTTCTTAGGAGTCTTACCATAAACACTTGAATGTGTTATTGAAACTTTCTTACCATTAATAGTACTAGAATCACCTTGAGATGGACCTTCCTTCTTGTCCTTTTGCATCTGCTTATAAGTCAAATCATTAATTTTCTTAATTGTTTCTGGAGATTGTTTATCACTAGGATCATATCCAGGCATATCAACAACATAACCACTTGCTTTAGATTTTGACCAAGTTGCTTTACCTATTTTTTCTCCAGTTTTATATCCTAGAGCACCACCAACTAAACCAGAACCAACAACTTTTGCTGTATTGATTGCTTTATCTTTATTTAAAGTTTTTTGTGCTGCTTTATTATATGCCATCCAACCTTTAGCAAGTTCCCTCTTAGAAGAATATGGTTTTGTTACCTTACTACTTCCTGATGGTAATGATCCTTTTATGTTAGTACCACTAAGTTTTTGTGGTGTTTTAGTACCAGTTAACTGTTTAGTACCTTTTTTACTAAAGAAGTTTCTAACTTTAGCAACTAAAGCACTGCCTTTATCTTTTATTGCAGATAAAGCACCACCTGATGGATTAAGTGATTTATTTGTACGATCTACTGATGGTTTTGGAATACCTTTTTGTGGTTGAGATTTTTTAGGGAACCAATTCCAAGGATCTCCAGGTTTTTTATACTTAGTCTTCGTTGTTACATCAATAACATCACCTGCAACATCACCTTTCTTTTCAAGTTTTTTAACTTTAGCAAATATTTCTTTTGTCTTATTAATTTTTGCTTTGTCAAGATTTCTTATAGCAGTATCTTGTCTTGCCTTATCGCCTATTCTCTGCCCAAGTTTTTTTGTTCCTTTTTCTAATGCAGAATATGCCTTATCAACAAAATTACTAAATCTTGTGCCAGCATCTGTTACATTCTTAAGACGACCTTTTGCTGCAGGTAATAAATTTTTCCTAGCTGAACTCAATGCATTAGTTGTAGAACCACGAAGTGCTTTACCTGCATTATAAGTAGCATCAACTGCTTTACGGAAATTTTGACCAGCAGCATATGTACGTGCTGGTAATTGTTTTAATGCTTTTCCGACTGGTAATGTGACCTTATCAATATTTTTGTTTAATGCTTTCCAATTACCAGGTTTCCTAGCCCAGTTAACAACCTTCTTACTATCCTTTACTGCTCTCCTAGCAACAAACCTAGTAACCTTTGGTGCAACTTGTTTTAATATATTTAAACCGACACCAACAACTCCTTCATTAAGATTAACTACTTCATCCTTTACATCATAATATTCTGCAATTTCCTCATAAGAGAATCCACTATTATGAAGATCTTCAATATCATATTTTAATATTTCAACAACCAAATCATTAAGTGCTGCCTCATAAGAAGCAGAAACTGTTTCTTTTTTATTTCCTTTAACAAGCATCCTATTTTGTGTAGGTGTAAGAGGAACTTCTTTTGATCCACCACTACTAGGTTTTAATCCTTTAGGATAACCAGTGTTAGGATTTCTATCAGATCCAGTATAATATTTTACATCTTCATTAACAACCTCTAATTCACTTCTCCAATCAGAAGCATTCAATGCTTTTGGTTTGATTATGTCCACAGTTTCTACCTCTAAAAATTTTGTGTCTTTAGTATAAGGTTCTACACTTACACCGCCTTGAAGTTCTTCATTACTAACAACTTTAGTTTGCCAACCACGACCCTTCTTATTAGCCTTTGTACGTGCACCTTGAGTAGATTGATTAATTTCATCTGTTGCTATATCAGCTCTGAATTGCCATGTACCTGGAGTTGCACTATTCACCATTCGTTCAGTATTATTTTGATTAAATCTCTTCGCTGTCTCTATATTAGATGCACTAAATTTTGAATTTGGTTTAACGTTTTTCAATGCTTTACTCATCTGAGCCTTAGCAAAAGCACCACCATCAGGAACATTGCCATCAGAATCCATCTTAACTTTGACACCAGCAATTGGTCCTACTTTATCTAATTGCCTTTTCGCCTCAGCTTCTCTACTCACCATAGTCGAACTAGTACTAGTCTTTCCATTCTTAGTAGTAGTTGTTGTCTTTGGCATAAATTGTGGCAGGTTATCAAAACCCTTTTGTATTTTCTTTCTATCTGCTAATGTTGAAAGACCCTGTTGACTTGGTGCCAACTCTTGTAAGTCAGATCTCCAATCAGAAACATACTCTCTTACAAGTTCTCCATCAGACTGAACTTTATGTCCTCTTGGAATTCTTTTACATTTCTGACTACTATTACAAAAGTAATATCCTTTCTTGCAAGACGAGGCCATTGGATGTATTAATCTTTACTATTATTATTTAGAATTCCTTGTTTCAGCATCTTTGACAATTCGCTGGTAGAACCTACAAACAAGGCATTATTCGTAACATTATTAGTTGTTTTGGGTGTATCTTCGTTTAAATCTTTAACTTTCTTCTGCAAATCTGCTAATTTGTCAGTTGTGTCTGCAACACTTTTTATTAATTGACCAGCAACTTCATATGCTCTAGGACTTGCACTTTCACCTGCAAGTTCCATAATACCATTAATTGCTTCCTGTCCTTTCTCAATTAATGAATATAACTGACCTCTTGTATACTTATAATCCTTATCAACATCATCGGTAATATTTACCATATTATCCTGTCTTTTCACACAACCATTCTCAGGTGTGTTACTTACTTGTACATCAACAACATCTTCTGTGTTGAATGCGTCATTCAATGTATCATAATTATCTTTCATGATCTTAACAATTCCAAGCTCTTAATGATTTAGATAATCTATCATCTCCAGTATTGTTGGAAGGTTTCTGTCTCTTCCTCATACCTTTCATCCTCGCACAAAAAGACGCTCTACGCTTGTTGCCAACCTTCTTTGAAGGAGCCTTAAGGTCACTTCCTGGATTCTCTTTCTCGTAAGACTTTCTTCCTTTTTCATTTAAACCACCTGATTTGTTTTGACCTTCTTTCTTTGTCCAAGCAGCACCCTCATCAACACTTGCAAATTTAGATCTAGGGTCTGCTTTCAACCTATCTTCCTTCTTTCTAAAAGGTCGTTTTACCAAGTTACCAACATCTTTTATTCTTTTACCAACAGATTTAGCAGGTGACTTCATAGTGATTGCGTCAGTGCCACCACCTCCACCACCAAGACCTGGTAGTTTACTCGTATCTTCTTGGAATTGATTAAAGGTTTTCATTATAGATCTATTTTACGTGTAGGACTATAATCCTTAGAATCTCCAAAGAAAGTTGATGATTCAGTGAATCCAAAATCATCACCTGGTTCAATGAATGGATCATCTTTACTATCTATAACATCATCTTCGTTATAATCCTTCTTCGCTTTAGCAGCAACAGTATAACGTTGAACACGTTTTGCTGTCTGTTGATTGGTATCTGAATAGTAATCCAACTGAACCTTGCGGATAAGTCCTTCTGGAGTATCTGCAATAGGACCAAACATAAAGGTTTTTGCTGTAAATTGTAATGTATAGATTAATGCTCTTCTTGTAGCAAAATCTCCTTCATAATCATCTTGTTGAGTGATACTTTGTAGTACCATTGGAATATCTCTTTTCTCTCCAATTGATTTAACTAAATCAACTGATAATGTAAAACCTGGTTGGAAGAATGGTAATATCTGTTCAAGAATTTGAAGTCCATCATCTTGAAGTTTGGTAAGAATATTTAACTCAAATCCTAGATTATATGGAACAGGCATAAAAACCTTCTTCATCTGTTCCCCATCTTTTGCTTTAAAAGTCTGAGTAATACCAGACT